ACATCAGGCACAACACACAACAATTTCCAACTTGTGGGGTCGGACAACTGAGTGGCTTTCTCTTCTTGAGACGCATCTTCACTAGGGTTTTCCCTAGGTCGGATAGTTTTTGGCAAACTAATGCCGGGTGGAAGAATTAGATTACTCATCGTCTCTTTCTACTTTTGCAGCAAGGTCAATTAAATAGCGCTCTGCAAGAGCTAGACCCTGAATAGACCCGCAGAGTTTATGGTACTCTTCGAAATTGCGACAAGCACCCCCAGAAAAGTCATCGGCGTAGTTGTTCATGTCGGTACGAATCTTTTCGCGCAGTACCCGCACAAAATCTTGGATCATTTCGGAGCTTTCGGTTGTTGCATGGCTTGTGCCCTGCTCTTGGCAACATCAATACCCATCTTGACGCCAGCTTCTTGTTGCTGCGCGGCCAGTTTCGCTTTGCTGTCCTGTATCTGCGCCCCAACCTTCAACCCGGCAAGCTGGCTCTGCAACTGGGCTTTCTGCTGCTCCAGTTTCAGTTTGTCTGACTGTGTTGTGGCGTCCACAAGCAGTTTCTTCTCCTGCATAGCAGCCTGTTGAGCCATCTGCTGGTTCTTGGACTGCAACTGCTGCATGGCAATTTGGTTCTTCATCTGGGAGTCTTGTGCTTTAAGCTGCAACTCCTGCTGCTTGATCTGAAGCTCCATCTGCTGCATTTGGATCAACGGGTCTTGCTGGTTCTGTTGGGCCTGCTGCTGTGCCGCTTGGGCTTGGTTCTGTTGCAAGACCTGTTGAGCAGCTTGGGCCATCATCCCAGACAGCGCCGTCTCAACTTCAGGCGGCAGCTTCTCATCTTGAGGTGGCAACGGCATCCCTAGCTGCTGCTCAATCTGCTGTCGGTACTGGAACCCAACATGCTCTGCAATGTGCGCCATCATGGCGGACTGAATAAGCGGAGCTTTGGGGTTCTGGCCGATCAACTGAGTAACTGATGGGTCTTGCATCATCGCCATATGGACGCCAATGTGCGATTTCTGATCCTGATAGGAGAACGCCTTAACAGGCTCTCCCTTGATGATCATCATGTTCTCAGTCACCGGGTCTGTTGGTTTCTGATCGTCTGGCAGGGGAACCAATTTCTCTGCGTTCTTAATTCCCAAGACCTCCAACATACCTCTGTGCAATTGCGGTAAATCATAAATAGCTGGGGCCATCTGCGCCATCTGAATCACAGCTTGGTACTGGACAACCCGCTGGCTCATGGTGGCCGCATTGGGGTCACTGACCGGAATCACATCCACATCGTCGTAGTCTTCCTTCTTGGCTTTCCGCTCACCCACCTCTGGCTCATAAGAATAGTCAGGGTCGGTGTAGTCTGCAATGATCCGGGCCAGCAGCTTCAGTTCTTGTTTAAACGCAGCGTGCACCCTAGCCTGCACTGCGGTCATCACCTTGAGTTGACGCTCTAGCAGAGCCAGAGTCGTTCCGACCGGAGACTGCCCCGACATGTCGCTGATCTTTAAATCTGCGGTGGCGGCAAACCTGCGGCCTTCCTCAACGATGTTCCCCAGTAGGGTGTAGAGAACTTGGCTGGGTTCCTTGTAGGGCAGGGGCAAAATGTTGTCCCGCATCACCCCAGAGCCAATATCTACATCCCGCCATTCACCGGGGGCAATGGGGGTGTCATCTCCCTTGATTCGAAGTCCTCTGGTCTTGAGCCCACCCGGCAAGTTGGACAGTGTTCCTGCGTCCACAAGCTGTCGCATAATGCTGGTAGCCGACTTCGCAAACCCACCGATGAGGTGGAAAAGGCCAAAGCCGTAAGCCCCAAAACCCGGGATGTATTGGTAGTGAACGAAGTGTTGTCGTTTAAGTCGGAGGTCGTCATCTTCTTCCCAGTTGCGGCGGATTGCCAAAACTTCGCCCGTACCTTTTATCAAGGTAACTACGTAGGGCAGCATGATCCCGGTCTCTTCGCCGTCTTTGTCGGTGTCCTCAAACCCCTTTAAATCAAGGTCTGCATGAATTTCATATAAGGTAAACCGGTCATCGTTTAAATCACTGAACCCGGTCTCTTTGTCCTTGGCCTTCTCAATGTCGGTGGTTTCTTTGGTCGGATCACCAATGTCACATTCCCGGTAAAACCCAGCAGCTTGCAGCTTTAATATCTCATTCTTTGTCTTGTGCATCACATGGGTGACGCGATAGCAAGACTGAATGTCTGATGCCCCATAGGGCAACAAGATATCTTCTGCTGGTATAAACACTGAAACCTGCCTGCCAAGGCTTGGGTCGTAGTACACCTTCTTGAACGCCGAGCCTGTAGCCGGTAGGCTCCACAGCATCCGCTCATGCTCTGCCCGGAACTCAACCATCTTCTCGGTCAGTTGATAGTTCATATCCTCCCGAACCCTAACCGCCGACTCCTTCTTCTCCTTGGTCTCTTTACCAATGATCTTGGTCTTTACCGGGCCAGCAGCCGGGAAGGTCTCGGTGATTGTTTCGCTTTGAAACCTTACAACCGCCTCTGTAATCATGGGATGAAACACCCCGCAAGCACCGTTCCACGGCTCTGTGCGCTCTTCATACTGTAGACCCAACAGCTTTAAACCCTCTGTATAGGCTTTCTCCCAATCCTTGCGCCCTGCCTTGTCATTGTCAATTTCTGAAGTTAGGTCAGAACTAAGGGTCTGCATAGCTCCCTCAGTCATTTCATCTGCAAGGTTTGTAGAGAAATCCTCTTCATTCATTGCATCTGGATCAATCTCAATCTCCATGCCACCTATACCAATCTTCACTGACTCGGGGTCAACAATCTCTATCTCAATTGCTTCCTCGCCCATGTCATTCAAACCCGTTGGGGCTTGGTACAACGCTTTATCAATGTTGGTTGCCATGTCAGTGCTTTCTTAATAGTATGCGGCTTGTCTGCCACGCCTGAATATTCTAGGCTCTTCTTTCTCATCGGAGTCCAATGAGATAAACCCACCTTGGCGGTAGCGCAGCAGCGCTTGTGTGGTGGTGTCAACGTAGTCGTCATGCTCCCCCACAGGGAACGCTGCCATTTCTTCTATAACTTCCCGTGCCCAACGGGTGTCTGGAGCCCATACTTTACCCGAAGTGAATAGGTCGGCTACGGCGTTCATCCGCACCATCTTGTCGTTTCCCCGGCTGGGGGTGAACTCTTGCACGGGTATACCCATTGCCCGAAGCTCTTGAATCAAGGGCGACCCGGCGGCTTTCTTTTCCACAATAATACTATCAGGTTCCCAATCCTTCCAGTGTTTCAGCGCTACGGCTTTCAACTCCGGGAAGGCCATCCGGTCTTTAAACGCATCCAGCAGTATGAGTTGGGGGGAGCCGTTTTCTTCGTCGTTGTACCAAATCCCCCATGTTGTGCACGCGCTGTAGTCAGCGGTGGTTTTGGTTTCAAAGGCGGTGTCCCACGACTGTATGATGTACTCGCATTTGGGCGCATCGTCATGGGGCCAGACCCGCCAATCTTTACGGGAGACCACCGCCGACATGTCCGATGTGGGCTGCTGCATGTACTGGGCGTTCCAGTACCGAGGCTCCAAACTGGCTTTTTTCTGCAACATCGACTCAAGCGGCCACTGTTCAGGCCACAGTGCTTTACCAGAAGGTAGGATGGCGGGTAGCTCCACAATATCCCACGGCATGGAGTCCGGGTTTTTGGTCTGGTAGTCAAGCAGCCGCCCGGTCAAGTCCAGCAACGACCAACGGGTCATCACCACAATAATGGCTCCCCCCGGCATCAGTCGTTGTAGCGGCCCGGTTTGAAACCATGACCATGCGGTATCAAACGCCAAGCGGCTGTTGACCTTTATGTCTTGTTCCGAATGCGGGTCATCAATGACGAATAGGTCAGCGCCGCGACCCGCAAGTGCTCCGCCAACACCTGCTGCGTAGTACTGGCCCCCGGCGGTAGTTGACCATTTGCCAGAGGCTTTTTGGTCGCTGGCAATAAGGGTCTTGGGAAAAATTTCATGATACTCCTCCGAGTCAACCAAGTTACGCACCCGTCTGCCGTAGTCTTCGGACAGGGACGCAGTGTGCGTGCCCATGATGATTTTCTTTTCTGGGTACTTGCCTAAAAAATACGCAGGGAACAGGTATGAGGAGAACTCCGATTTTCCGTGCCGGGGGGCTATGTTAATAATCACCCTTTTCTTGTTGCCCTCAATCACATCCGTAAATATCTTTGCCAGCTTGCGGTGGTGAGGGCCAATCTTAAATCCGGGGTACACACCTTGGGCAAACCCCAAGGGGCTGAGTTTGGCGGCGGTCAGTCTGGCGCGTTGCTCACGGACACTCAAATCGTCAAATAGCTCAATCTTGTCCTGCAAAGACATGGACGGCAAAGCGCGTTGGAGCGCTTCCAGTTCCACTTTACTCAGGCTGGTCAGTGTCTGTAGGTTCATTAACTGGGACATCCACTACGTCGATCACATGCATGAACTTGTTCAGCTTTTCTTTGATGCGCTGCTCCAACTCGTTGTCCGACATGTCGGTTTTCTTAATCTCCACACGCTCCGTAAATAGCGCCACCTCAGTTACCTTGCCCAACATCTCCAGCGCTTTGAGTCGGAAGCGGGTGTCGGGGTTTTTGGTTTCTTCAAGTATCTGCGACACGGCGTAGCCGCGAAGTTCTTTGGCCTGCTCTACAAAAGCCCAATCGTATGCAGTCAACATCCCCACCAAATGGCGCACCGCTTGGGGTGTCTTAATGCTGGTAAGCGCTAACTTAGTATTTTGGGGTGGGCTTCCCGCAGCCATTGTGGCAAACGCTGCACGTACCGCCTGCGAGTCCGCAGCCGTCTCAATCTCTTCGTCTGGAATAGCGCCAAGCTGCTTTAACCAATCTGCCGTTTTAACTTTGGCGTCAATGATGTCTGCAACCGACTGATTGGCAATAGGGGTGACCACACTCCCAGCGGGAGTGTTTTCTATTTCGGGGTGGTATTCCCCGTTGATGAGGTGGTTAAACATAGGCAGTACGTAATAGTGTACACTTCTTTTTGAGTAGCGGTAGTTTCCGTTGCTTCTCCTTGATAGGCATACCCTGTCTTTACCCCCCGCACTGGGGGGTTTTTTTATGGGTACTTGTCTAACATTAGACATAGTATGGGTTGGTTTTTTATAATTTTTGTGGGGTAGGGGTTTTTGTTTGGAAGGGGGGTGAGTGCTGTATGGCTTTGCTTTGTTGGTGAAGATTTTGTAGAAATGGGAAATATGGCTATGGATTAGTGTTGTTGTATGAGCGGTGCTGCTTGGCCCCAAAGGGGTGCTGGGGGTACGGTGGGGTCTGAGATTACTGCATTTCCACGTTCCTGAGATTACTGCAAAAGCCCTGTATGGTACAATAGAGGCATCGGTTGGGACTTCCAGCTGATAGAGGGAGAACGGTTCTCCCTCTGGTTCATCAATGTAATTAGGAATCTATCATGTCAATCAAATCTACAGTAATCACATCGTTCATCAGTGCTAACGTAACGGCTTACGACAAAGCCGCTGTAATCTTCCACGATATGGAGACTACTGGGGAAACGTGGGCAACAGGCCTTGCTGCCGCCGGTGTTGTTGGGTCAGATGTCAAGGTCTTTGCCACAGTATGGGTCGCCAAGGTATCAGAAGTGATGCCGCATGAGTACCGTGGCACGTGGGTATTCACCAAGGATTCACCAGAACATAGCAGGGTCAAGTACTTGGTGGCGGGTATC